GTGGCGCAGTAAATCGCGTGGGGGAGTTTTGCAAGAGGCTCATTCAGTTAAGTCAGTAGCGCTCATTCAGCAGATTTCACCAACCAACGAATGGCTCCTGATGGCTGGCTGCGCTCATTGAAATTCCAAACCTGAATGGCCGGGAACTCGTGCAAAGCAGCCCATGAGACGAGCAATTCCAGCCATCATGCCCCGGTACCCAAGATATCAAGATCCCGTTGTGCCTGCGCCAGCCGACTTGCCCGAGGTATTGCGCTGGCCCTCGCATCGCGCCGCATCTTCCTGATCACGTCATCAAAGGTCGCCACACCGTCGACCATCCCTTGCGCCTGCGCCACCTCGGCCCCGAGCACGCGCCCCTGCCCCATCCCGTCGCGGACCTGGGCAATCGGCACGCCCCGCCCGCGCGCCACCGCCTTCGTGAAGCTGGCGTAGTAGTCATCCACCCGCGACTGCATGAAGCCCTGCGCTTCCTCGTCGAGCGGCGCATACGGATTACCCTCGACCTTGTACTTCCCGGCCGAGATCAGTGTTGGCTGAATACCCTCGGCGGCAAAGGCCTGCGAGTAATCGAAATGCGCCTGCCAGACGCCAATCGAACCGACCTCGCCACCCGGCGTGACGTAGAACTCGGACGCTGAGCAACCGATCCAGTAAGCGGCACTGGCTGCCAGGCTGTTGGCGATGGCGCAGATCGGCTTCTTGCCGCGCGCCGCGAGGATCTCGTCCGCCAGTTCCGACACCCCATAGACACTGCCGCCCGGACTGTCGATGTCGATCAAAATCTGACTCACCGAATCATCGGCCAGCGCCTGGCGGAGCGCCGAGGCGAACTGCTGCGTGCTGACACTGCCTGGCCCCGAGACATCATCGACCAGGTTGCCGCGCTGCGTGACCACGCCGTACAGGGGTAGTACCGCGATCCCGTCACTGGAAACCGCCGTGGCCGCCTGCCGGCGCGCCTCGCGCACGGCGCGGTCAGCGGCAATGCCAGCGAGCACGTCCTCGCCAGCCGGGACATCCTGCGACCAGCGCGCCAGAACGGCCGCCACCGCATTCAGCCGTTCGGGCATCAGCGCCCAGGGCGTGGCCAGAAACTCGGCGATCAGCCAGTGGTGGTGCATCGTGTCCTCCCTCTCCGTGATTGATCCATCGGTTCCGCTGCTTCCTGCGCTGGCAGCCTCTTCCGTTTACCGCCACCGCCCGCCAGATTCTCAGCCGCCCCTTCCTCGACCAGGTTCAACGGCCGCAGCGGTTCATCGAGCCCTTCCAACGGATTCAAGTTCTCGGCGATCCGCGCTTCGTTCCTCGTCAGCCAGCCGTTCTGAATTCCGCTCTGGTAGTACGACGATCGGCTGGCCGCATCCCCGCGCATCAGATTCGCAAAATCGAACTCGACTTCGAGATCATCGCCGTCGAACAGCAGTTCGGCCTCGATGCTTGCCTCCCACCGTTCGGCCCACGGCGTCATCGTGTGCATCACGAATTCCAGACTCTGCTGCTCGATGTTCGAGAAGGTCGCCCGATCGAGATCCGCGATCATGTGCGGCGGCACCCGAAAGAGCCGCGCGATGTCGGTGATCTGGAACTTGCGGAGTTCCAGAAACTGCGCGTCCTTGTTGGTCACGCCCACCTCGTGGAACTTCATGCCGTTTTCCAGCACCAGCACCTTGCCGCGGTTGGCCCCGGACTGCGCCGCCTGGTACGACTCGCGAAACACCTTCTTCGCCTCGCTGTCCTTGAACGACCCCGGAAACTCGATCCAGCCGCCGGTGGGCTTGGCGTCGTTGGCGAAGAAGCGCGCGCCGTAGTCCTGCGCCGCCAGCGCCATGCCCAGACTCTCGCGCGCCAGGTCGATCGGGCTCATGCCCATCAGGCCGTCCGACGACAGCCCGCGCAGATGCCAGATTTCTCCGCGCGGCACGATGCTTTCCACCCCGAGCCGGTCGGTCACCCGGTACCGGTAGTCGCCCGAGGGGATGAGTTCCATCCGAATCCGGTCGGGGTGGGTCGGCAGCAGTTCGAGAATCTCGCCCCGACCGTTGGCCACGATCCGGTTGTAGGCGTTGCCCCGCAGCGCCAGATGCCCCTGCAGCATCTCCCGCCACTCATACGGATTCTGGTATCGGTTCGGACGCTTCGCCATCAGGCGGTACAGCCAGTGATCCGTCACCCGGTCCTTGCCTCCATCGGCCCGCCGCCGGTAGAGCACGAACGGCAAGGCCGCCATCGTCTCGGCCAGGATACGCACGCTGGCGTACACCGCCGCCAGGCGCAGCGCGTTGTCCGCTGACACCCGCACCCCACTGGACGTGCGCACGGTGACCGGTTCGAACCAGAAGTCGTCCCCTTCCGATCGGTCGCTGGACGCCCGCCAACGTCGGAAGAAACCGAAGAATCCCATGGATCAGGCCTCCTCGCGAATCGGCAGATGGGCTACGAGGGCCAGCACCTTGAAGTCGTTGGTCGTCCCCACCACCACCTTGATGGCGTAGTCATGATCCACGAGGCCACCCTTCACCGGCACGAGCACTGTCCTTGGATCAGCGCCGAAAGATGCCACCCCGTTGAGCACTCGGGATGGCGTCGCGTCGGGGCCGAGGACCGTGGTGACCGACGTCAGGATCGGGCCGGTGAGTGTTTCCCCCGGATCGAGATCGCGCGAAAAGTCAAAGGTCAGCACGACGGCTTCGGCCGGATCGATCGGGTCAACGCGCATGGGCATCCCGTCCCGTTGTCTGGCTCATGATCGCACCCTGAAATTCCGGCGTGGCCGCGCTGGGGTGAAGGAACGTCGTTGGGCGGCAACCACGTACCGGGGATCGCCCCCTGTGGGGACAGTGCTCAACCCCCGCCACGTGATCAACGCCTGCCGCCAGCGGCGGGGGCTGCGCCAGGGGGTCGTCATGGCCTCAGGCCCCACCCGACGACGCCTCGAACCACGTCGCCGACGGCAAACGAGAGGGGGCCGCCGCTGATCGTGTTTCTGCTGCAGTAGATTTTCAGGAAATCGGTCCGGTCCTGGACAAAATTCCGATCCGGGCAGGCATTGACGAAATAGTCTGCGCCCAGGCCGCCATCTAGCGCCGCCACGTAGGCTTGGCGAGACCTTCCGGAGATGCCCACGCTCGCCGACCGAGACAGTCGATTGCCGTGCTGGGCGGCATTCCGAGTGGTCAGGTCCGTCGGCAGGGAGGTGTAGTCCCCGATCGTCACGGTATCCCAGCGGCCATTCGTCGCCAGACCGTTGGCGTGCGGATTCACGATGCCGATCGGCAGCATGGCCCAGTACGACCCGCGCACGCGCTTCGACAATAACCACGTCTGCGCCCACGACACGGCGCACGGCACCGGACTGTAGGCGGTCAACACGTGGCGCACGCGCCGCCGGGCGGCGGGGGTTCCCGGGAGGTCACTGCTCGCGACCGTCGAGGTTCGGTCGTAAGCGATGACCGCCCCGCCGACATAGGCGCCCGCGGCCAGGCCGGTCTGGTCCGCGCCATCGACCGTGATCACCAGCGATTCCAGCGTTTCCAGCCCGTGGGCCTCGCCGGCAAATTCGTAGGTGCCGGCCGCGTTCTTTTCCATCTCGAATACCGGAACAAACGCGCTTGAACCCAAATGAGCGAGGTCGAACACTTTTTCCACGGTGGCGATCACCCGCGAATCGACCACCAACGATTGCCCCACATCGGCCGCCGAGCAGCCGACGATCCCCCCTACATAGGCGCGGGCAGCCGATGACCCGGAGTATTTCGTCCCGGTCACTTCGATGGTCACCGTATGCGGGCCATCGGCCAGGTTGTCAGCCAGCACGGTATGAAAATCCGCAGCCGCGTTGTTGGCGTAGGAGCCGAACCACGCTTTGCCCAAATCCCCCGCCCGTCCTATGCCCGCCGCGATGTCCTCTGCCGTGATCAGCGGTAGCCGATTGGCCGCCGTCCAACTGCCGTCGATGCTGACGACCGCAATCCCGCCATTGGTGGTCTTGTGGTGCCGAAGCACGACGGTGTCTCCAGTGGTCGTGAAGGTGATCGTGTCCCCGGCCGTCGAGGATTGGGTGCTGGACCCGGCCGGGTGCGTGTTGCCGTTGGACGTGGCCCAGGTACCCGTTTTGGTGACGCCACTGCCCGCGGTGTGGTGTTTGAAGGCGCCTATTCGCCCCAGGGAAAACCGCCCGAGAAACGGCAACGCAGAACCGACTCCCCAGGTGCCGATGCCGAACGTCGCATATACTGAAATAGGTCACAAACGAATTTAACTGTCTGGCGTCA